TAATGGCATATTATATACGGTTTCCCAATCGTACCCACCATTACCATTAAATACTATCTCATGGATTTGTTTGAATAGGTAGGGTCTATACTCCGGAGTCAGGCCAAAAAAAGTTTAGTGAAATAGGAATCGTTATACCCTCCCCTGTATAACTTTCATCTTCTGGAATGAATTTCATTTCAACATCTGGTTGGATGGTGTTATAATATTCGCGTAATGCTCTAGCATCAGGTGCTAATAAGAAACCATCTACAAAATCACGAATTGATTTTAATTCACGGTCACCATTAATAGAAGTGATTGTATGTTTTAAACGAGTAGTAACATCAAATGACCCATTTGGATTTACTTTCGTTAATCCTTTAATTTCAGCATCAATTTTCTTTTCATCACCATGTGTTAATAATTTGAATGTAACTGTATTACCTGATTTAGGTAAGGTAAATGGAAAATCATTACCTTTTTTAAATAAAGATTCATCAATTTTCTTTTCTTCTAATTTAGATAAATCAACAGTTGCATCTAATTCTTTTCCACGACCATCAGTGTATTTAAATTGATATTCAGCTCCATATCCTAAAATACGTGCTGCAATTAATATTGCATTTTTATCACCAATTAATAAATCATCATAGTTGAATGGGGTTACAATCAATGATTGTAATAATTTATCAATTACAGTGCCTTGACGAATGAAATTACTATTAGTAAGGATATCTTCTTCCTTAGCTGTCATATATTTCATTTCAATTTCACCTTTAGCTAGTGGTGATTCTTTAGGATACAATAAACCTTTGGATGGTAACGAAACCATTTCTGTCGGTAACTTTAATTCTGCCATAAACTTATTTTATTTTATTTTGTTCGTATATAAATATATAAAAAGACAACTAGATGTAAGCACTTATAAAATCTGAGTAAGTACTTGTTTGAGAATATACTTGATTAAACTTAGATACTGGTTTACCAGCTGTTGCGAAGTATCCCCTAACTGGTGTTGCTCCATTTGTTGTTACAGGATATATTGTTGGGTCATTTTGTTGATTATATGGAATACCACCATTTACACCTGGTGCTGTAGTATCCAAATCAGTCATATCAAATGTATTCTTACCATATCTGGTGATTTTAGTAAACTTACTTTCACCTTTAATTGGGTATGAATCTAAGTACGTTGATGATGGATCCCAAGTTTGAATGAATTGATTAGCTGGGCCAGGATTTGACAATAAATTTGGTGTACCTGTTGCTAATGGTGGATAGTTTGTTATTGTATCCTGAATAGTATTAAAATCTATTTTTTCAACATCAAAATTAGATATATCTAATGAATTTAATCCATTACCTAAATCCTCAGTAAATCTACTATTTCCAGCTATAGAATATCTATCCAGATATTGTTGATTTGGGAAGAATGGTTGTGAAAATCTTTGTGGATATGATGGGTTAGCATATATTGTTGGAGTACCTGTTGAATATATACCATATGCTGTAGATATATCACTGCTATAAAATCCATCAGGGTTGGCATTTTCTAAATCGAAATTAGTCATATAGAACATATTTCGACGACGACCTAAATCTTCAGTAAATCTACTGATTAATCCACTCATTGGATAACGAGAAATATAAGGAAGAGATGGTATAAATCTTTGTGTATATCTACGTGGAGGACCAGGATTGGCTCCAAACGTTGGAGCTCCTGTTACATTTGGAGAATATACTGTTGAAAAATCACTTAGAAAAAATCCATATGGATTATCATTCTCTAAATCAAAATTAGTAATATCAAATGTAGTTTGCCCATTTCCTAAATTCTCAGTAAAGGCACTATCTCCATTTCCTACATAATATGCATCTAAATATTGTTCTCCAGGAAACCAACGTTGAGTATATCTTTGAGGGTATCCTGGACTGGAAAATAATGTTGGAGTACCTGTTGTATATTGTGGGTAACTAGTTGAAAAGTCACTAGTTGGAGGAATAGCATATATATAATTACTATCCTCTACATCTAAACCTGTTTTATCAAAAGATGCTAACAGTCCTAAATTCGTTGTAAATGAAGGTACATTTAAAATAGGCAAAAGGGGCATAATAAATTATTTTATCACATATAAATATAAAGAAAAGCGCCTGTTATTAACAGACGCTTCCTTTTTATAATTATGAAGTATTCTTAGAAGTTTAGGATACAATAATCCATAGCGATTGTCATTGAAATACTAATAGCTGTATCAGCACTCCAATCGTAATCACCAAAAGTTGCTGTTTTAACATAAGCACCTTTAACAATCCACTCACTAACGATATCACCTACTGGGCCTAAAACATTCATTGTGATATCTTTTTTGTAAAAATCAGAATAACCATCACGGCCTGTTACTGATTCGTGAGCCAAACGAGCCCATTCCATTACTGATTGAGCACCTGATGGAGTAACTGGATCGTAAAGTTCTAAAGTCATATCATTCCATCTTACTTTACCTTTTACTTTACGGTAAACATTGATATGATCTAAAATTACTTCACCAGCTTCAAAGCCAGGAGCTGCAGCTTTCTTAATTAGGTAAGCTGGGATACCATCTATATACATAATAAACCTATTTTGAACTTTTGGTTCAAAAGCGGTAAACATGATTTCATTTGGATTTAATACGGCCATTTTATGTTGTTATTTTATGTGTTGTCAATAAATATTAAGCAACTACATCCCTTATGCAGGGAATGTAGCGCCAGTTGGTAATATGTTGAAATTCAAGATAATGAATTCAGCTGTCTTAGTTGGTTGAATATAAATTTGACCTACTAATTGGTTACGATCTACTACATCAGGAGTATTGTTTGAATCATCCATTACTACTTTGTAAGCATATAAACCTTGACGTTGTACTACTGAACTTAAATATGGATTAACTTGTGATAAGAATCTATTACGAGTTACTGTTGTATTTTGTTCAAATACTAAACCACGAGAAACACCACCAATAAATCCTTTTAATGCGATCAATAAACGACGAACGTTTACACGATCTAAAGATGTTGGTTTGCGTTGTAGTGTCTTTTGACCCCAAACACATACTCCAGTTCCTGGGAATGTAGCTAATGGGTTAACATTTGCTAGATATAATGTATCTCTATCTGATTGTTGTAATCTTCTTTCAGCACGAATAACTGATGGAATACCACCTCTATTTAAACCTGCTGGTGCGAACCATTCAGCGCCTACTTGGTCATTAAATGCTAATACACCGCCGATAACAGTTGATGGAGGACACCATACAGTCTTACCTAAATTACTTGAGAATAATTGAACCCAAGGATAGTATGTTGCGGCATAGTTACTTGAAGAACCACCTGCTGCTGAAGTTGCTGCTGAAACTGCTTGGCCATAAACTGTAGCATCTGTGATTGCGATTGCATCACCTCTACCTTCTACTGTAGCAATCATATTATCATCAGCACCACATCCTAAAACAGCACCTGGAGCTAATAATACATTGTATTGATATTCGTCTGCGTTTGATAATAAATTAAATGCTAAATTATAATCTGCTGGTTGGAAACCTTGAATATTAGATAATGAAATATTTTCATTCATTAATTTAGGTAATGTAGTATCAGTAGTACCACCACTAAATGAACCACCATATGAACCACTACCAACTGTTGGTAAAGTTCCAGCATATTGAATAGTTCTATAATTACCGTTATTATCGATAGAATCTACGTTTGGTGTAGTTACTGAAGCAACACGAACATATTGAGAAGCATTTGGATAAGTACCATCATAGGTTACATATCCATTAGCTACATCGTATTTTGGTTTTAAATCACCAATAACACGAGATACATAGTTTGGTAATTGAGGATCCAAACTCATGTTAGCCCATGTTTCTAAAATATTTTTTGTTGATTGATTATCGTCACCACGACGAACTACAATGGAGAATGTACCTAAAGTTGGATTAACATTAGTTACTTCCCAACGTACATTATAAGCAGATCCACTAGCTAAAGCGCCATTAGACATGCTAGAGGTATTATTCATTTTATCACCCCAATCTAATGCTTCAAGTACAATTTGAGTTGTCATTGCAGCACCACTTCCACTAGTTACATTTGAGGTAGCATATGTGTTAATATTAGCTGTACCATTAATGATTCTAGTTACTAATAATGTTTGACCACCATTGTTAAAGTATTCTTTAGCAGCCATTGAAGTTAAATATTCATAGTAGTAACTACCACTTTTGAATATATCACCAAATAGTGATAAATATTGACTATAAGTTGTAACGTATGTTGGTATATACGGACGACCACCAACTGTAGGACCTACGATAGCGGCACCAAGTGCTGGTGGAGCTTGCGTATATGTACTTTGGTCTGATTCAATCTGGAATACACCAGGGGATAGAATTACTTCTGACATTTTTTATGAGATTTGTTTATAATTTACTATTGAGGGTTACCTAATAATAAATATCTACAAAACCATACAAAACGCAGAAGTAATGTGGAAACTATGCTGGAGTTATTTCACCGGTTTCGATATTGATATTACCGTTTCCGTATTTTTCTTGTAGCGTAGATAAAAGTTCTCTTTCTCTAGTACCTAGCGTTTTGATATCTTCTAAGATATTAGCTTTTTCTTCTTCCAATGTTTGCTTATGGTAAGCTACTTCGGCTAATTGTGTTTCCATACTACCAAGTTCAAATACAAATTTATTGTATTGGCTTTGTAATTCTTTAATCTTAGCAACTTCTTCTTCTGTTAATTTTTTTACTTCTGACATATACTTATTTATTTTTTCCAGCGTTTATCAGGACATGCCTGTTCGCCAGGGAGTGGTGAAAATATTTTTTTATTTAATGGACATCCGCATAATCCACACGTATGTGTATCTATATGTTTATGATATTGTTTATGAGGACAAACATCACATACCGATATCCTGTATTCAGCTATTTCTTTTTGCTCAGGTGTAGGATTAGCCGCGGCTATCCATGCCTTAGCTATTTCTACTATTTTAAGCATTTGCTTTCTTAGCTGGTTTCTTTTTATGCTGTGGTTTTTTCTTAGGTTTAGCATCCATTTTAGGTGCTTCAACTTTAGGTGTTTCGGCAATTGGGGCTTTAACAATAACCTCTGGTGTTTTTACAACTGGTTCTGATTTTGGTGTAAAGTCCCATGTTGCTTTTTCTTCAACTTTTGGAGTTGGTTTTGGGTAGAATTTAGCGACTAATACGCCTACTACTAACACAACGATAAGTGCAATAACGATTGACATAATTTATATATTTTTGTTTGATATAAATATATACAAAAGATAGAGCCCAACCAAATTTTTTTAAGATAATCCAAAGCGTGATTTTAATGCATTATAGTTTTGTGCTATTTCCTTGTCTGATAAAGCACGGTTGTATTGATGAATATTAGCTATATTGCCTGAGAAATAAGACGCTCCTGTAAATATTCCGCCACTAGCCATATACACACCTAATCGATATTGATCAGATAAATTTAAATTAGCAGCAGATCCTGCTGATATGTTTGCTGATGCTTCTGGTTTTCCGTCAAAGTATATAGTCATAAGACCTGATCTAATTGCTACTTGAGTAATGTAATGCCACTGGCCATCATTTACATTACTTAAAGAAACAACGGTTATAGGAGTAATACCTGTAAAATCGGCTAAACATGATGCTTTTCCTGGGAATGTTGTTGTGTAATATATTCCAAATCTACCTACAATACCTTGAGCACGATGTTTTCCTACAATTCCACCTAAAGCTATTGTAGTTGTTTTCACCCATACTCCTAATGAAAAATTATTAGTTCCAGGATTTAGTATATTTCCGTACTGACCGTATTGGTTGGTGCCGTTGAATGTTATAGATCCTTGGTTAGATGAATTAAATATTGGAGTGTTTACTAATGATCCTGTGTAGTCAATATTACTGCCATTTCCTCCTAAATCAGGCCAAACAGTACCACTTCCAGGATAACTTAGTTTATTTCCAGCATCTAGATACATTACTAGACCATTTGTTACTATGGGGGGTGTTCCAAAATATCCTTGTTTTGTTGTTGTTCCCATGTTATAGTTTTCCGAATCTTGCTTTTATTGCGTTATAATTTTGTACTACTTCTTGTTGTGTTAATGCTCTATTATATAATTTACATATAGCAACATTACCTGAAAGTCCAGCTGACATTACATATGGAGATGTTGTTGTGTAAGCAGTTTGGGCGGTTGTTGTACTTCCTATAAATTTTCCATCTTGATATAAGGTTGTAGTTGTAGTATCTTTTGTGATAACAAGTTGTGTCCAAACATTAGATACCAGTGTCCCGGATGTGGATAGAGCATTAAGAAGTTGTCCTCCAAATATAACTGAAATTCTATTACCGGCAACACTTCCATTAGCTCCATTATTTATGTAAAATCCTAAATACCCAGCTGCGGCTCCATCACCTACATAAGATAATAATGTGGCTCTATTTACACCATCCCATTTATACCACACTTCGTTTGTTGTATTATTATTAACATTAGTTCCACTACTTACTGTTTTAAAAGCAGAGGAAGACATTGCTGTTGCTGTGGTAAATACTATACTGCCTTGGTTATCAGAGCTAAATGTACTACCTGATAAGTTACCATTATAACTATTTCCACTTAAATCCTTCCATGTTGCACTACCTGATGTATAAGATATTCTGTTGCCAGCATCTAGATGAAACAATAGCTGGTTTGTTACTATTGGGGGTGTATTTTTATATATTGCCATAACATTATTCTTCTATTGATACTGTCCAATCAGCTGTACTTAATATTTCTAATATTTCATCATAGGTATAAGGTCCTTCTTTTGTAGTTATATTATCTACAAAGCTTGGAGTGTCACCTACCCAATTAACAAATGTTTTAGTTCCGTCTATTGATTTGCGAACTGTATCGATTGATGTTTCTAATACTTCATCAAAATTAACTAGTGTTAGTTCATCAACACTAAAAATAAGGTATCTATTGTTTTCGTACATTGTTAAAATTATTAAACAAAACTAGCACTCATGTATCTAGTTCCATTATAAATAAATAAAAGTGATCCACTCCAATATGCACTACCTATAGAAGGTGCAGATGATGCTGTAAGTGGTAATATAAATGAACTTGTTGGAGACATTATTAAAGAGCCAGTAATATTCATGCTACCAGTTATAATAATAGCACTACCTGTTTTCTGAAATACCTTAGTTGGATAGTTGTACATATTAACTGTCCAATCAGACAATGCCTCTATAATTGGTAAACCAGATACATCATTTACCATATAAATGGATCCTGACGTTATATCGTTAACACTAAATTGTGTTCCTGTTCCTACTGCTCCAAAATCAGCTACTATATTTGATTGTGATCCACTAAAAGTGGATGATCCACTAAAGGCTGGTGCTACTCTAAATGCAGTGTTTGTTTGTGATCCTGAAGTATAATTTATTGTTGGTGCTACGTTAACACCATATATTTGACTACCTAAAGCTAATGATGCAGGTTGAGTAATACTACCTGTAATTAAAATAACAGAGGATGCTGTTATACTTGTAGCAGTAAAAGCAGGAGATATACGAAGTGAACCTGAGGGACTATTACCTACAATATCTAATTTATAACCTAAATCGGTTCCTGTTCCTATTAAAATATTTCCTCCTTGTCTTTGAAGGATAAGTTGACCTGCTATAGAGACACCGTTATTTTGAGCGGATTGGATTTCACCACCGTTATTAGCATACGCTCCAAATCCTAGAACACCTGTAGATCCTACAGTTCCTACAATTAATCCAGCTGATGTTTGGAGGTTACTACCTAGTGTACTTGTACCAGTACCATTTAATGTTGTAAAACCAGTTATAGTTTGGGATCCTGTTACTCTTAAAGAGCCAGTCATTATGGTATTACCTATATTTGTTTGGGATCCAGTTACTAAAAGTGAGCCTGATACTGTAGCATTTCCTATGCTTATAAATCCACTACCTGATGTTGTTAAAGAACCTGTTACAGTAGTATTATTTTGAGAGATTAAGCCATTCTTGGCTACAAATTCATTTGCCATGTTTAATTAGTTTTCACTATCCAACTAATAGTTCAGCAATAAATATATAGATTACATGAAAGTAGCTAGCATCTTCACCTGCCACCCTGATGGTGTAGAAACACCAGTACTAATTTGTATTTGGCCGGTTACAATTGCTGATGAGAATACTACACCTGATGTAGAACCTATATCAGTAGTAGCATTATCATAGTATGTTGTTGTAGTACCATTCCATGATGTTACAAACTCACCTGCTCTAGAGTTAGAGCCACTGTATATTGTATATTTACCAAATGCTGATGTGAATGATCCTGTATTTTTAGTAAATATATTATTTACACCTGCATTTGTGCTAGGTGATACTGAATAGAAATCAGTTAATGTAGATTGTATTGTTAATGTTTGAGCGTAGGATGCTGTTTGAGCTGTTCCAACACTTAAAGCAGATGATCCTGTATAGTAAAGTTGTCCAGTTGATGAATTTATTGTCATAACACTAGCTTGGCTAGATGTAGTTAAACTTGTAAATGCTACTGTACCACTTACTTCTAGTTTATAGGATGGGTTATTTGTATCTATTCCAACTCCTAAACCTGTTGATGTTAATTTGGCTAATTCAACTCCAGCTGCACTTCTAAATCTATGAAGATTAAAATCATAAATCATTCCTTGACCAGCGTAGGCCATAAATTTACCTATTGATCCTCCAATACCACTAAATTGAATTTGTGGATAATAACTTAATGTAGAATCTCCAGCTATTGTTAAAACAGGATCTGTAATAATTGAATTACCTATATTAACATTACCTGTTAAAGTACTACTACCTATTATTGTATGAGATGAACCTGATGCATTTAATGATCCTGTTATTATAACATTTTGTCTTAATGGATTTACATAAGATGCTGTAGATGCAAATGAACTACTTATAGCATTTAAAATGTAGGATGCTGTTACAGCATATGACGCACTAGTAGCAGAATTAGCATTAGTAAAAATATTACCGTTTACATATGATGCTGTAGTTGCAGTACCAAATAATGATCCTGTAAATGAACTAGCTGATATATTTTGAGTTACAGTTAGTGATCCTGTTAATCCATAAGACCCAGTTAATTGTTTTTTATTATTCCAAGTAGCTCCAGTTCCATAAACTAGTAGATCGCCTGGTGTATTACCTGATAGAGCGACATCAGCTAATCCTGCTAATGTTGTTGATACATAGTTTGTACCTGATGATCCTATACCACCAACATTTCTAAATAGTCCTGCTGGTATAATGGTTGCTTCACTGGCATTTAATAGATCACGAGCAGGAGTACCACTACCACCTCCTTGTATAATAATATATCCTACGAATATAGCATTTTGAGCTGTATTAGGTGCTTCAATAAAAGGTTCGCTATCTCTAGCATTTGTAGCATCTACTAAACTACGATATCTATCATTACCGTAGTATACAATAAATGCATTCGTTGGAGAGTTTGGAACCCAAAATACTCTCTGTATTGACCAATAAGCTCCGCCTACTAATGCTAATGTGCCTGTAGTAGTATCAACATAGTATTTACTATCAATAGCCGTATAACCAGCATTTCCTACACCTGTATCAATTACGGGTGTTGAGCCTGATATATAGTAGCGATATATTTTAGATGTATTAATACTATTTTCTACTACAGTAGAGGGATGATTAGCATTATTGACATAGTTAGCACCTTCACGATATGATATACCAGCATCTTTAATAATACTTAATGTTGGTGAACTACCACTTGCTCTAAGTGTATGACCGGATATTTTTAATGGACCAAATGCTCTAAAGAAGTCATCATTTTTTTGTTGTCCACCATATGATATTTGAGGTGCATTAAATACACCTGTTGATACACTACCACTTAAATGTAATACAACACCTAAATTAATTGAATTATCCCATTGATTTATATCATTTGTACCCCAAGGTACTGTTTGTTGTATAATCTGTCCATTACTATCTATACCAACATAGGTTATTTTAGCTGAACCTGAATATGTTATTGGTTGAGCATTATAGTCAGGCCATGAAATATATTGTGATATAGGATATGGCTCACTACCCGTAGAGGCATTCATTGTAACAATTAGACCACTACCTGATGTTATTTTAAATGTTGTTGTACCTGGTGTTGATGATAATACACCCCCACGTAAAATACCTGTATATAATGATCCACCTTCTAACCAACGTAAACGAGTTGTATTGCCATATCCTTGTCCGTTTTGTGTAAAGTACAAATCGTTTGTAGATCCTGATACATAGATGTAAGATGCTGATATTGAATTGTCTATATTTGTTGATACAGGATCAAATCTATGATAACCTGTTTGTCTTATATCACCATATATTTGTACTGACGCCGTTGATGCTCCAGGTCCACTTGATCCTGATATTATAATACTACCTGATAATGTTGTATTACCAATTAATGTGTTATTACCGGTTTGAGTTGTAGAGCCAGTTACTAAAAACGATCCAGTTACTGTTGTGGTTGAATTACTAAAATTAGTTGCGCCTATTATTGTTGTAGAACCAGTTACCACTAAACTACCTGATATTACTGCATTTCCTACGTATGGGAACGTAGCTCCACCTCCACCATTCATAGCATAAGATGCTGTTAAGGCATATGATGCTGTTCCTTGTAATGATCCAGTAAATGAACCTGTAAATGACCCTGTTGCTTTTAAAGTAGTACCATCAAATGTTAATTTATCTACACCACCAAACGCACCAGCATTGTTGTATTGTATTTGTCCTGTAGATCCACCTGGTATTCCTCCTCCACCACCACCTCCAAATGTTGATGATGCCGTATAATATACTTGTCCTGTAGAATTATTGTATGTTAATACAAAACTTTGAGCTGTTGTAGTTAAATTTCGTATAGCTAATCCACCACTAATACTTAATGAACCAGTCATACCATGCTGGTTATTAGCATTTAGTTCAAATTTTCTATTAGTATCTGTGTTAATACCGCCTACAAAGAACTGTAGTGGCATATTTGGTGTAGCATTGCCAATATGAAGATGACTACCTGTAGCATATAGATAAGCGTCATTAGGTCCACCAACATCCCCACTAAAGTTACTACCATTAATACCCATATCAATGTAATAGCTATTTTCATCTCCGTTGTTTGCGGTTGCTACAATGTCAGATGATACTGATGTACCTGCATTGGTATTGTGTATATTAAGTTGTAAATAGTTATTTAAATTACCTTTACCACTTATTACATTAAATGAGGTTGGATGTGTTTGTTGAACGTATAATGCTTCAGGATTAGCTGTAGTATTAGCTGTTGAATTAATGATAATGCTGTTCGATCCTGATTGATATATTGCACTTGATGTGAGAGAGGCTGCTCCACTCCATAATGGTATGTAATTAGTAGTGCCTCCTGATATTCCTGTACCAATTTCTATAATAGATTCTACACCATTATTTCGTTTAAGATATGCTTTACCATCATATGTGTTGATGGCTATTTCGCCTAAATTAAGGGAGGATGTTGTAGGAACAACACCCGCCACATTATTATGTTTTATATCAATTTTTACAGCCATTAAATATAAATATATTAAATACTACCTGTTGTTTCTAATCCAAATATTACCTGTGATTTGGTATAGAATTTATTGCGAATACCTGCTAAATCTTTACTTACCATTTGGGGAATTAAATAACCACTCATTTTAATGCTACAAGTAGATTTAGCTGCTCTATCAGCACCATTCTCAACAGATACTGTTGTAGCAAACGATTCTATACTTGCTCTAAATTTCCATCTGTTTGGATTACCCCAGTATGAATCAGAAGCAAATTCAATAGCTTCTATTAATTTATTATTATGTTCTACAAAGTTAGTAAACATAATACAATCATATGTTACATCAACATAGTCCGGTACTGTTGTGGCGTAATATTGTTGTGATGGAATTCTATTATTAATTACATCAAATTGATCATATACATTTCTTCTATTATAATGAGTACCCACAACTTGATATAAAGCAGCAAAGTTACCATCAATTTTATTACCCATCGTCCTATTCTTAGTGATATTATTGCGTTTAAGGACGATTAAAGGTACAGTAATTTGGTTGTTGTTATCTCTGTAAAAACCATCTTGTTGAATTGATTTCCATCTTTCAGGCGATGAAAATATTGTTCTAACAGTTATTTGGTTATTGTCCTGAACAACATTTGGTTTTAAGACTTCATTAAAATAAAATAATATGGCTTCATCAATATCTTGTAAACCAATACTAACATCTTTTACAGTATCATTCCTCATGGAATAATCTGTACCACGATCATCATGCTTGCTGAATATGGTTTCGCTAACAGGTATGCCATTTTGTTTAACATAAGGATCAAATTGTTCCTTTGTTATTTCAGAAGCATTTCTAGGTATTGGTTTAATGTTACGAGCCATTATTTAGATTTTTTCTGTAATTCGATCATCTTATCAATAGCAAATATCATTTGGCTTAATTTAGTCAAATTAGTATTGATATCTTTAGCTAAGCCAGCTACATCTTTATTTTGAGAAAATTTAAATGGTTGAAATTCTTTTCTCATATTAATTATGTCCTTACGAATCTGTTCAAACTTAGGTAAATAAGTTACTGTAGTAGTACTAGTGCCTGTTGTTGGATCAATTTCAGGTTTACCTAATTTAAATCCCTTACTCATCATATCATCTGGTGATTCAGGAGCATCTGTGTATATTGCTTCTAGTAAATCAGTTAGTTTAATCATTATATTAATATTTTCCTACGTTTTGTGCTGTTTTGTATCTTGGAATAAATTGTAATAATCCTGGTATTCTAGTTGTTACTAGAGCGTCTACTTTAATTTTATCAATATCTGTTTTAGGGTCTGCCGTTACAATATATTTCATGTGTAATAAAGAATATTCAAATTTATCTGTTGCTTTACTGTCTAAAAATTCGCTTTGCTCTACAGTTACAACTACAACACCAGATAATCCTCTGATTTGATTATATACCTCTACTTTATTGATACCAGTAGATGTTTTGATTAAAACGTCAATTTTATCTAAGCTAATTGCTTCTAATAATATGTTAGATAATTTTATCATTGATAATATTCTATTAAGTTAAGTTTAGTTGTTCTAGCTAAGTTACCTGATAATACATATTGTATAACTGTTGTTGCTGCTGCACCAATAGATGCTCCAGGTAATGTAAGTAAATTTTGATTTATACTATTTACTTCATAATATCTTTCCTGGTCTATTATTATATCTCCTACTTCAGGTAAAACATTGAATGATGCAAATGTATCTCTATAAATAGTTGCTACTATAGAATGTGCTACATTAGTACCAAATTCATCATCAGGATATGTAAATTCATTTCTTACAATAGTACAAGGTAAAGTAAATGGTTGATAATACCACTTTTCTAATGATTCACCATATATATTTGTTTTAGTAAGCTCAAGATTGATTTTATAGTATCCAACCTTCATATTACTAAAGTCTGCTGGAGGGTATATAACTGGTCCTGCAGGAGGTAATCCGCCTCCCGTTGGTGGAGGTGGAGGTGGTGTTAATGGTGGTGGTGGAGCAGGCACTACTATACCCCCTCCAGGTGTTGGAGCTGGTGGAGCTGGTAGTGGTGATGGTGCCGGGGTTGGTATTGGTGGTGGCACGGGTACTACCGTTGTTGGTGGTAGTCTTATAATTCCTCCTGATCCCATATTACATTATATAAATTGTTGATGGAATATTAGCTAATGTATCACGTGTAAATCCTGCTTCCATTTGTTTACGTTCTAATTGACCTTTACGTGATACTTCATTTAACATTTCCTTCAGTTCGTTAATTAATGATTCTTTTTCTGTTCTAGCATCAGCTATCATTTCATTACCTTGAAGTGGACCTGATCCTTGTACACTTAAATTGGCGTATTGAATACGAATATGTGCTTCAATTTCTCTACATATAGCTAGAGTATATTTAAAAATCCATGTTCTACCAACTGTATTGATATTTGAATATATAGGATTTCTATATGGTACATTCATTATATCAGTTACTACATTTGGTCTTTTATCTCTTACTACTTGACTCTTTTGACTTAAAGTAACATATTCAAATCGTAATTTTCTTTCTGCTCCATCCATTCTATCTCCTGGTATAGGGAATATTCTTAATTGATTATTTACTAAATCAAATGAAAATGCTGATTTTCTAATTGTATCATTTAATTCGATTGCTTGGAGTTTCAATGCATCAAACGATATAGGCATCAACATAAAGTTAATACCAGGAGAGAATTGACCAAACCCAAATGATTCAAGTAAGGATTGGATACCTGTACCTGTACCAGCATATGGGTCAAAGTAACGAGCTATAGCTGGTGATTCTTCAAAAAATACTCTTCTAATTTCAATTGTATCTCCGGGACTTAATGAAGCAGAATCAGCCGCCCAAGCATTTAAATCATAGTCTTGCACTCCACCTTTCAACTGTAATGTACCCTTTTTAACATCATAATTTCCACCTACACTTGCTTCAGCAGCATAATCGTTTGCTATACGAGAAGTAATAGTAGTAAGATTATTGCTTAATAATTTACCATTTAATGAAGGATTCAAATTTGACTGCATGTAAACCGTTGGTAATGGTTGGTCTACAGAGGCTGATTGGAAAACTTGAGAACCACCTGCTATTAAATTAGTAGTTACATAAAAATATATATGAGAAACTCCATCTGCTACTGTTGGTGTTGAACCAGATGTTACATTTGAAAATATAGATGTATTATTTATCTTAAAATTAGTTATATCATAGTTAGATAATGAAGAAGTAAATGCTACAGTAGTTGATGAACCAGAAGTAGTTAAATAAGTACCAAATGTACCTAAAGATATACTTGATATTTTAGATGCTATATTAGCTGCCGTATCAGTAGCTGTATTACCTGTAGCTACATAATATGTTAATGGTGTATCTATTTGTGTTGTAGATGAAGTAACTTTAAATTGAACAGCAACTGTATTACTACCTGTTACTGAAAATATGTTACCATCTGTTGTATATCCACTAAAATTATATGAGCCACTATTTATATTATAATAAGGGGTAAAAACAGTAGCATTACCCGTTTTATTAAATTGGTTATTAACAAACTGAGATAAATTTAATGTTGTTCCGTAAAGATAAGTATAATAATTATCTGCTAAAGTAAATGATTTAATAAAACTAAAATCAGGAGCAATATAATCAGCAATTGAAGAAGATATAGCCCAAAGTTCACTATCTACTATTGATTGTGAATATGCTTGATCATATCCAATTTCAGCCCATGTTGCTGGTCTAGCTGCAGACCATGCTACTGGTGAGTTTACATCGTCACTATTAACATAAGTAATAGTATTATTGAAGAAAGGTAATGTATCTGATCCTTCAATATTAATATAGTTATCTCTAATTTTATATTGATAGACTAAATTACCATAAGTAGTTACTGATTCTTCAAATCCAGCATATACTGTTAAATCAGTTATACTAAGATTACCAGGACTTTTTGTAAGTGTAGTACCTACATAGGTAGGACCCGTTATACCTAAACGTTGAGCTACAAATTTAGCAACGTTTAATGCATCTGATGTAAATTCAGGGTCATTATCGTAATATCCAAACGGAGTGTTACCTTTAGGTTGATTAAGATATCTTGGGTCACCTAGATATGCGTCATATAGGTCTCTTAAATTGATTGCCATTATTAACTAGTATTTAACACGTATAAATATACTAAGGTTACATACTATTTGCCGCTGTATTCATAATCTAGTATTTTACCTACCAGATCTGAGCGATGGTTATGTTTTAATTTGACCCATTTAAT